AAATGAAGAGGCAAAGCAACGAGCAGTAGGAAAGTATTTTATGCTTTCTGAGTCTGATAAAATAGACATGGTACAAGCAATTTGCTACATTATTTGTAAAGCAGAAAAAGAGGGAACCAGTCATCGTGGTCTACAAGATGCACTGGGAATCTATCCAGCAGGATTTTGGGTAGATCATCTCATGGAAGTTCACAATGCTGTGTGGTCTTATTATCATGATCATAAACAAAAAGAAGAACTAGAAGAGGACATTAAAACATTACAAGACTTTACAGAAAAAGAAAGAAATAATTAAAAAACCTCAACTTTACTAGATAATGTGTTAGTATTTGAAAACATTTGACGGAGGAAAATGACTCTATCCAAAACAGGGACAACAGAACTTACAGCAGAAGAATGGTCTGAACTTAATGCCTTGAGAATGGCAATTAACTATGATCCAAGTACAGTATGTCCACAAAAAATGGAAAGATTCACCGATCTATTTGTGCGTTCTATTGCAGGAAAGGGTGATGTGTCACCTCATCAAGTGGCACAGTCATCTTGACGAGCATTGAAAATGATGTTATATTGACAAAGTAGAAATCAATTTGTCATGTACTCTCTACAACTGCCCAACATCATCAAGAGAGGTTGGGAAGATTCTGCTCTCAAAAATCTACCTAACTGCACTCCCCAGTTTAAGGGCAAACTGGGGACTATTTTTGTGCAACAATACTTTGAGAAGCAAGGACTTGCAACTCGTATTGTGAGTGATGAAGGTGATTTGGTTGTTACTTTCATTGATGAGATTGTAGGAGAGTTGGAGAAGAAAGGTGAGGTTAAAACTGCACTGGTTTCTTATACTTACTTGAAGAGTGGTAAAGTAAATGAATCTCTGTGGTGGAATCAGATTCGTCCTCTTCAATCTGGTTGGGAACTGTTATACTTGGTAGGTGTTTATCCTGATAAGATTTGTATTTGGCAATTTGATCGTGAAAATGGTCTGAAACTGGCAGAATCTACTGGTGGTTGTGAGCACACTGGTCAAGGTGATGAGAAAGGATTGCTTGCTGTTCAAATCGAGAAAAAACAGAATAGCAGCAACTATGATCTGCTGGAAAAGTATGGTAAACTGATTGTAGAGATTGATGTAAATGACATTGAAATTAGCACAAAATAAGAGAACAACTGGAAAGGAGCAGTATTATACTCCTACTGATACTGCAAACGATCTCACAACTCAGATGCTGAAAGTTGCACCTAAAGATGCAACTTGGTTAGAACCAGCAGGAGGAACTGGTCAATTCATTGATGCCATGATTCGCAATGGCATTGAATCTATTGTCTCTTATGACATTGAACCCTATCACAATTTGGTTCAAAAAACGAATGACTTTTTGACTGAAGATTTATCACATCTGAGTCATTGTGTAACACTCACCAATCCTCCATTTGGGAGAGCAAATAAACTCTCTGTTCCCTTCTTCAATAAGTGTGCAGAGGTGTCAGATTACATTGGATTTCTTGTACCCAAGAGTTGGAGAAAGTGGTCTGTGATTAACAGATTGCACTCTAACTTTCATCTGATTCATGATGAGGAACTTGCAATAGATTTCATCTATGAAAATGATGATGAGAAGCGAAAGGGTAATCTAGCAACTGTATTTCAGATCTGGGAAAGGAGAGAAGAGAAGCGTGATAAAATTGTAGTTCCAGATCGTAAGTACATTAGCAAAACTACACCTGATCTTGCAGATGTAAGTTTAACTGTGTTTGGTCGTGGTTGTGGAACTGTGAAGACAGAGTTTCCAAGAGTTCCTAACACAACTCAAATGTTTCTAAAATTAAATGCTGATTGGGTGCTAGATGCACTCAAAACAGTTGATTTCAAACGTTTTTGTAATAATGTTGCCTTCGTGGAAGCATTATCCATTCAAGAGATTAACTATCTGTTGAATGAATACAAAGATACTTGTGCCAGTTGAGGAAGTGGCACAAGATTTGTGCATTGGTCCTCATTTCATGTATTATATAAAAGTTCTGAAGCAAAGACATGGCAACTCGCTCTCGCATTGGTATTGAACTTTCCGATGGAAGTGTTCTCTCTGCCTATCATCACTGGGATGGTTATCCTGAATGGTTGGGTCGTATTCTGAAGACTCATTATAACAGCAAAGAACTTGTTTCTGAACTGATTGATGGTGGCGACATGAGCACTTGCTGGGCAGAAGATAAAAAACCTGAGTATTATTCTGCTCGTGGTGAAGATTGTCCTCCTCGTCATGATGCTGACTTGAATGAGTTTCTGACCAAAGATTCCGAAGAATACGCTTACATCTACACTGAATCTGAAGGTTGGTTGTGCTATGATACTTGTGAGTGGCACGATTCTTACCTTGAAGGTGTAGAGATTCCTTCTGCTGCTCTTGCTGTTTGATTTGTAAAATGAAGTATCTTTATCTCGTTGATTATTGGGTTCCGTTTCCTTCTTCTGAGTATGGTGGCGTCGTAAGTGTCATCGCAGAGAGTGATAATGAATGCCATGATGTTCTTCTAAACTGGCGTGATGAGTGTGAAGATTCTCATGATGCTCGTATCATGGAGAATGTAACGAAAGCACTCAAGTTTGCTCTTGCTGATGATGAGAACTCTCGTGTTGTAGACTCTTTCACCACCTGATTATGGAAGAAAAACTTTATAAAATTGAAGAACTTTATACTAATGGATGGGTATCAATTCATGAGAATCTGACGCGATCACAAGCATCAGATAAACTACAAGAATTGATCAACGAAGGTTATAATCCAAACTTTCTCCGTGCTACCTCCGCAACTTAAGTATGACAACGAATGTAATTCACATCAATCCTTTGATCTTTCAACTGAAGCAACAACATGCAGAGAAAATAGATCTCCTCACCAAAAAGATTGAGAGTCTTCAGAAAGAAATTGAACTGTTGAATAGTTATAGGGAACGAGAGTTTGATTGTTGATAGGGACAGTTTATGAACTGGCACATCACCCCTTGCATGATGCGGTGATGTGTTTTATTATTCACAAGTGATGAATGAAATGATGATTCAACTCCGACCCCATCAAGAACGTGGTGTTTCTGCTATGCAAAAGTATAGCAAAGGGCAACTTGTTGTTCCTACTGGTGGTGGCAAGACTCTGAAGATGATCTATGATGCTCTGCGTCAGTTTCAATCAGAAACTCCGCAGACTATTGTAGTCGTTGCTCCGCGCATCTTGCTTGCTGAGCAACTCTCTGCTGAGTTTCTGGAGTTTATCACCAACGCTAAGGTATTTCACGTTCACAGTGGTGAAACTCATCATGAATCTTCTACCCGTCCAAGGGAGATTCTTCGTTGGGTTGATAACAATGCTGACAATCACAAACTGATTGTAACCACCTATCATTCTCTGTCGCGTCTTCAAGCAGCAGAGATTGATGTGGATACGATCTACTTTGATGAGGCACATAATTCCGTTCAGCGTCACTTTTTTCCTGCAACTGAGCATTTCTCTGCTAATGCAAAGCGTTGCTATTTCTTCACTGCAACGCCGAAACATTCTCTTGCTGTGGGTAAACCAGGCATGAATGATCCTGAGGTTTATGGTCAGGTGATCTGCAAAGTTCCTGCTCCTGAGTTGGTTAAAGGTGGATACATTGTTCCTCCTAAAGTTGTAGTCAAGCAACTGCCAATGGTACAAGGAAAGCAGACTAACTTTGACCGTGATGCTGAGAATCTGCTGCAAACGATTGATGAGCACAATGTTGGCAAGATTCTGATTTGTGCTAAAGCAACCAAACAGATTGTGGCATTGGTGTCAGAAACTGATTTCTGCTCCGAACTAGAGCAACGTGGTTACTCTTGGATGTACATTACTGCCAAGACTGGTGCTGTCATTGACGGCAAGAAAGTGAACCGCGAAGTATTCTTTGATACCCTATCTGCATGGGGTAAGGATAACTCTAAAAAGTTTGTTGTGTTGCATCACAGCATCTTGTCTGAGGGTATCAATGTGTCTGGACTTGAGGCAGTGTTGTTTATGCGGAACATGGACTTTATTGGAATCTCACAGACTATCGGGCGTGTGATTCGTTTGCATCATGATGATGCTGCTAAGTTGCGCTCTGGATCTATTCAACCAGGAGCACTGCAAGATTATACCAAATCTTTCGGTCTTGTGTGTATTCCAGTGTACAACAAGATTGGTATCTCCACAGCGCGAGCAGTTCAGTCTGTCGTTGATACCATCTTTGAACAAGGTGAACCTGCTATTAGCGTGGTGAGGAAATGATCGAGGGATTCATTATAGGAAAAGGTGAGTATGCTGCTGTACCATTTGGCAAGCAACTCATGATTATACATAACGGACAACAGTTAAAAGTATGTCGCACCGAAAGTTCTGCACGAAAGTTTATTGCAGATCACAAATCTGGCAAATCAGTGGCAAAACTACCACTCTAGATGTGACAGTCATCAAAGTGGCACACATCCTCTTGTGCTGCAACTGATTCTGTGCAATACTATAAGAGTAGACAAAGACCTGAAATGAAGTATTATCTCCTCTTCACACTTGTTTTCGGTTCTATACTTGGATGGAACGCATTTCTGATAGTTCGTGATAACAAACTGTTTGAAGGATACAAGAACCGTCAACAACAAGTTTGCGAACAGATTAAAGAGATTTCATCTGATTGTGAAGTTAAATGATTCATTCATTCAATAAAATGCAGGAGTGGCAAACACTATGAAATGCAAAGTTCAGTGCATCTATCTTGGTCAAATCTTTTTCTTTGAGTGTATTGCCAGAGATTATGCTGAGGCAAGAAAACTTGCTCTCATTCAGAATCCTAACGCAACTGTATTAAGTGTAACTGGAGTTTTCTAATGACCGAAGATTTTGTGAGGTTGAATGTTAATGAACTCAAAGTGTTGTTGTCTTCGCTTCAACTTTTGAATCGTAAGGATGAGAAACTGGTTGAGACTGTAGAACAAGTTTCTCTGCCATCATTGTACAATAAGTTGGTATCAACTGTAGAAGAACTAGAGAGAAGTGTGTATAAATGAGCGATTTCAATTTAGAACAAAGAAAAGTAATTTATAATGCAGTGCGTTACTATCAAATGAACGCCGTAAGTTTAACAGGAAAAACATACCAAACTTGTGATGAGATTCTGAATAGTTTGTTTGAAGAGTGTAAGATGCAGGTTGAACCTGCATATCAGATAGATGAGAGGATTTGATACGTCGTATTAAACTCATAAATTACCCTGATCAATGAATCTGGGTTTTGGTATCACCCTGAACTACGGGGATCTGGATTCTGTGCCATACTAAAAGCATGAAGAACACACACCTGGAACATCCTGAAGATTCTATTCTCACTGGCGATCTGTCGGTGTTAGATTGGTTTGCAAATGAGTCTGTCAAAGATAAAGTTTCCGTCAAGATTGATGGTGCTCCCGCTATAGTTTGGGGCACTGATCCTGAGACTGGAAAGTTCTTTGTTGGCACCAAATCTGTGTTCAACAAAGTTAAAATCAAGATCAACTATTCTCATGATGACATTGACATCAATCATGGCAATGTTCCCAAAGTTGCTGACATTTTGCATGTAGCATTTGATTGTCTGCCACGCATTGAAGGTGTGGTTCAAGGTGACTTTATTGGTTTCGGTGGTGATGATACCTATCGTCCGAATACAATTACCTATACTTTCAAAGAAAAAGTAGAGCAAGTGTTTATCATTGCTCCTCATACTTCATACTCTGGTCCTACTCTGAAAGATGCAGTTGCATCCTTTGAGATTCCAGAATTGGAGAGCGATGTTGTTTTGTTTGTCAAACCCGATGTGTACTTCTGTGGCAATTTCACTGAGGTGCTGACACTGAGTAAGTTTGCCAAACAGATGAGTCAACTGGTCACATTTGTCAGCAAAAAAGATGCTGAAGAGATCAAAAAATCCATCAATCTTCTCATTCGCTGTGGTGAGGATCTTGATGCTGAACTGCTGTCAGAGATGACAGGTGCTGATGTTCATCTGTTCAACTTTTACAATCTCGTGATAAAAATCAAACAGTCTTTCATGTCACTTTTGCACACCGATGATGAACTGATGTGTTATGTCAACGATGAAGAGTGTGAGCATGAAGGTTATGTTCGCAGCACCAAGTTTGGTACATTCAAACTCGTAAATCGTCAGGAGTTCAGTCATCATAACTTTGTAATTGCGAAGAATTGGTGATAGCATGTGACAGTCATGAGACTGTCCACTATTCTCCCCAAACCACCCCATCCTGTGCAATACTTAAAGAGTCAAAGAACGGAGGTCTTTTATGTACGATGAACTTTGGTCCGAGATTGCTGATGCTCCTGGTGAGATCTTCGATCTACCTGAGATGCGTGAGTTTGCTGAAGAGAATGACATCAACTATGATGACAATTCTTCTTCCTTTGAACAATCCCTTAATTCTGAATACGATTTCTGATCATGTCTGAAGTTCTTTCTCTCACTCAAGACGAGATTCGTGCCCTGCTGGAACTCATCGAGTTTCATGATGATTGGGATGAATGTAGTGAAATTGTGGGCGTAGATGTTGCCCTACTTCATGAAAAAGTTTCTGCACTTGTGACCTACTGATGACACCTGATACCTACACTTTCTCTGGCGATGCTGTTACCTTCCTTGGTTTGGTTGGTGTTGTTTCGACGGGCATCATTGTTGTTACTGTGTTTCGTCGTTTCTTCAATTCTCCTCTGAACAAGTGACTTACTCTAATCTCTCTAAGATTAAAACATCATTTCGCACCAAAGGTAACATCACTGGCAACTTTGGTGTTCCAAAATCTAAAGCAGGTTCACCACTGAATGACATTGGAGTTTCTAACAAGAAAGTTGTCAAAGTTGTCAATCCAGAAGATTATCTTGCTCGCCTCTATCATGCTTATGATAAGACTGATGATCCGAAACTGAAGAGATTTCTTTTTGAGCAAATCCGTGCTAAACTGATTCAATCAAACCGTTGGAACTGATTATGACTGAAGAAACTGCTGATCTATTCATTCAACACGAAGAAGAGCGTCAACAAGCACAAAAAGCATTTGACGATTATTGTGAAGAACGTGCTGCACATTATGAGATTACAGTAGATTACTTCATTGCTGAGTTTCTATAACGATCAGTGTTGCTTATGTCATTGATAAGCAACACTGATCAAAGAATCTCTGGTTTTGTATCACCACGAACTACAGGACCCCTGGGGGTGTGCCATACTTAAAGGGTCAAGAGAGGAAACCCGATGCGAATTGATGTCAAATGCCATGCTGCTCCCTGGGAGAATACCACCACTGATGTAGATCGTGCTTATGATCTTGCATACAATTTGAGTGAAGAATACCAATGTGATGTGGATCTTCGCTATAACGAAACTGGCATCATCTTCACCACTGTTTCTAACTACTGATGACTTTTACTGTTGCTGATCAACCCCGAATGATTAACGGAATGGAGCATAACGTAACCACCGTAAATGGGTTGGATCGTGTTGAAATTAACAACAAACTTCACACCATTGGTGATCTGATTCTGCGACTCAGAATGAAACAAGATGAACTCGTAAAGATGCGAGATGCAATAGATCGCAAGCATGAAATGCTTGAGATGGGTGATCTGTATGATGAAATGTTCGGAGGTTGAATGATGACTTGTTCT